GCAAATCCCACCTCTTCATAAGAAAATGCATCAGTATACTCAATTCCACCCGGCAAATATATTGAAACACTTTCACCTGCTTGTCTATTACTTCCTGCTAATCTGTTATCAGAAATATTAAGACTTGTTCCAAGTTTTCCAAGTGCATTGCTTGCATCTTCTTGTGCTTGTTTTCTCTCAGCATTATCTTCGCTGTCAGTTGAATCGGGAAGTAAAGCATCCAGTCCAGAACCAACAGCGGCTCTAATATTTTTTACCACCCCTTGAATTCCTTTTGCTTCCAAAAAATGAGGTATAAATTCAACCCAGTGTATAATTCCATTTCCTGTCTCTGGTTGACCTAAATCACTAGGAAACACATATAGTTGATTTTTCCCTTGTTCTGTGAGCCGATTCAAATCGCCGCTTCTACGAAAAGCACTATCTACAGATGCAGCAGCAGATTCGGTTATGTCTCCTAAGTAAGTCATTAGTTTCTCCTAGTCTAATACATAGTTATATATGCCATACAAAGGAAAATATAAACCAAATAGACCCGACAAATATCATGGAGATCCCACGAAAATTGTGTACCGAAGTCTATGGGAGAGAAAGTGCATGAGGGTATTTGATGAGAACCCAAACGTGATTTCTTGGGGATCAGAGGAGATATGCATACCTTATATTTCTCCGGTAGATGGCAAACCCCACAGATACTATCCAGATTTCATTGTTGAACTTAAAAACAAACAAGGTGAAATAGAAACACTAGTTATTGAAGTCAAACCAAGTAAGCAAACAATTGAGCCAAAGAAACCTACGAGCGGAAAGAAAACGAGAAGATATTTGAGCGAAGTTATGACATACACCATAAATAATGCTAAGTGGGAGGCTGCAAAAAAAGCATGTGAAAATAGAGGATGGGTTTTTAGAATCATAACAGAAAAAGAGATATTCTGATGCTCTACGAAGAACTCAAAAAAATAGCACCGCCTTTATCTGATTTCTTACAAAGAGTAGCACCAGATCTAGGAGAAGAAGATGTCAATGTAATGAATCCAAACTCAATAAGAAGATCAATTGGAGGAAGAGGTAGGTGCTATTTATTTTCTTATAGGAATCCCATCAACAAAGGAACACCAAAATTACCATATTACCATATTTACCCAATGGTAATTTCCTTGGAGCAAGAGGAAAATAGTTTATTGGGATTAAACCCATTTTACCTTCCCCCAGAGATGAGACAAAAACTTATTAATGGAATCATGGGAAGGTTGCTAGGAAGCGAAGAAGATCCAGACACCAGAGCATCAATATCATATAAAATGTTGTCTAGATATAGAAGAAGTTTAGGATTAGCATTTCCTTGTATTAAAAGATACGATCACCAAAGAATGGGTCGCATTATTTTGGAGATGAAACCGAGTTTGTGGGAAAGATTTTACTTGGGAGATATTTCAAAAAAACATGAAGTGTTTTTTGTTGGAAAAAATGTATCTTCTATATGGAGTGAAAGTAAAATTCAAGCGATAAAGGATTCAAGAAAAACCTAAAGGAACATAAAAAAGATGTTTGGATTTAACGTACAAAACTTTATTGCTGGAATCAAAAAGCATGGTGTTGCCCAGCGAAATCGTTATGAAATACAATTTGGTGCTTATGGTGATAGTCCTAGATTTGTTTTCAATAAGGAAAACACAGAACTTTTAAATCAGAGACTGGAAACAGTTTCTTTTCCTGCTTCCACTATAGGAAGTAAGGGTCATGTTTTACAGGGTATAGAAAGAGAAATGCCTTATGGTAGAATTTATGAGGGTGATGTTACACTTTCTTTTCTAGAGACATATGAATACAACATAAGAAAACTGTTCACCGAATGGCAAGAAAAAATAATAGATTCTACAAACTATACTCATGGTTATTATAATGATTATGTAACTAGTCTTGATATTAGTTCATTTCCGATCACAAAACAAACAAAAGAAATATCACTTGATATTCCGAACCTGAACAGAGAAGGTCCAATTAGACCAACTCCTCTTGCCGCCGCTGCTGGGTTGACTGAAAATGTGGTAAACTTTCTTCGGAAAAAAGACCCCGCAGAAAGCACTTCATTGATTCCACCGGGTGCGCTTGATATTAAATTACCAGATCAAGTAAATATTCCTATAAATCCTCTTCCCTTATATCAAGTTCGGCTTATTCAAGTTTTCCCCAAAAGAATAAATGAAATTCAACTGTCAGCCGGTTCTGAAGAATTAGTAAAGACTGAAATAGTCTTATCTTTCCGCAAGTGGGAAATTGGAGTATCAGAACCTAATATTACATAAATGAAAGGATATTATGTCGTTACCTAAGTTAGAAAGTCCAACCTTTAAAATGAAACTGCCCTCTTCTGGAGAAACTATCTCGTATAGACCATTCTTAGTCAAAGAAGAAAAATTGCTATTGATGTTAGGCGAAGAAGACAGTTCCGATTCAAATAAAATTCAATTGATTCAAGAGTTAATCACTGCTTGTGTAAAAACAGAAATAGATTTCAACAAATTGACAACCTACGATATTGAGTATATCTTTCTCAATCTAAGATCCAAATCTGTTGGTCAAGACATTCAATTGGGCTTGAGTTGTTCAAAATGTGAAACAAAATGTCCAGTTACATTAGATCTGGATAAGGATATATTTATAGAAAACCTAAAAGAGTCAAAGAAAGAAGAAAGTTACATCATTAAAATTGATAACTCTATTGGACTTAAAATGAAGCACCCTGCTTTTTCAGATATAGATTCCTTCACATCAATTAGTAACGATGGAGATATCATTTCAATTCTAGGAAAGTGTATAGAGTCAATCTATGATGATAAGACTGTTTACAACATCCAAGACTACACTGAAGAAGAAGTGAAGGAATTCTTGCAGTCATTGAGTATGAAAGACATAGAAAAAATGAAGAAGTTTTTCGATTCAATACCAAAGGTTAAGAGCAAGTTGGAATTTACCTGTCCTTCTTGTGGAAACAAAGAAGAAATGATTATTGATGGAATCGGTAATTTTTTCTAATGTGCCTCTCCCATGATTCCTTAGAAAATCATTACAGGGTAAATTTTATGATGATGCAGCACTATAAATATAGTTTGTCTGAGTTGGACAATATGATTCCTTGGGAGAGACAAATCTATCTTGGTCTATTGACCCAGTTCTTACAGGAAGAAAGAGAAAAAGAGGCAAAGTCAAATAGGAGACTTTAGGGATGGCAGGAAAACCACCAGAGAGCAGAGAAAATAAACAAGGGAATCCCTTGGAGGATGTTAATAATAATCCTCTTTTGTCTATATTAGGCAAAAGAGATTCCAACGAAAGGATGATTTCGGAATTCAAAAAAGCATCAAAAGAAGAAATCTCTGCATTAAACACAAACTTTGGTTCTTTAGCAAAAAGTATAGAAGTCAAACTACTTGGAGACTACTTAGAGAACTTTAAATCTACAATTACACTGCAACTCTCAAGTCTCAGGGTTATTGAAGAAGGTATTTCAAAACAATATAGTTATGACATAAAAAAGAATGAAAGAGACGATAAACGTGAAGTTAGTTTTAATGAAAACATTAAAACCCTATTCTCTACGATAAAAGATATCTTTTCGGGTTCAAAAGAAGACAAATTAGAAGAACAAAATAGACAAGGTGCATTGTTTAAAAATTTACAGTCAAGCGTTGTTTCATCTATAACATCTGTTAGATCTGCGATGAGAGAGTTAATACCAAAAGATTTTATGGGTGTGCTAAAGTTAGCATTTATAGTAGGAGTGGCGTATCTTTTAAGACCGTTTAAGGCACTTTTCACTGGCATCAGAGGATTGTTTGGGGCTAAATCCTTTCTCAACCTTGATAGACTTAGGCGAATTTTTGGAACATTGTATGATATTGGTCTTAGAATAGGGAAAGCACTGAAAAGTTTCTTCTCTGGTATTGGTGATCTTTTGGAATCATCTAAGGTTTCATTTTTGGGTCGTTTCGTTGCGTCGATCAGAGAATTGTTTACAGATGTTGGTGGTCTTTTTGGTAGAGTTGGAAACTTTTTTATTAGAGTTGGTGGTTTTTTTGCAAACATCTGGAAAGTAAGTAAACCATTTCTTACTTCCATAGGAAATTTTTTCAAAACAGTGGGTCAAATATTTTTAAATCTCTTCCCATTCCTAAAAACTGTATTAAAATTTGCAGGACCAATTGGAATTATCATTACAGTAATTGAAGGTATAGTTGGTGCGATTAGAGGATTTCTACGCTCTGATGGAAATTTCTTTGATAAACTTTTTAGTGCTATAAGAGGTTTCTTTGCTCAGATAATTTCTGGTCTCTCTTTTGGGCTTTTATCTTTTGAAGATGTAATGGGATTCTTCGATGGTGTTATAGAAAGTCTAACGAATTTCTTTGCATCCATATACGGTTTCTTTGCATATACAGTTCCTGAGTTGTTTGAACCTATTGGAGATTTTGTAAACAACAAACTTATTCCTGCATTTGAAAAAGCATATGATGCACTAGTCACTGTGTTTACAAAAACAATCCCGGATAGAGTAAGAGAACTCACCAGAACAGTAGTCCTTGCACTACTTAATGCAAGACTTTGGTTTATAGACAATGTGGTATCACTTATAAATCCAGAAAAAGAAAAGGAACAAAGGCTCAGAGTGGAGAGACAAATTTATGAAGTAAGTGGTCAAAAGGCTATAGATGAAGAAAAGATGTCGAAGGAGAGGGAAGAAAGAGAAAAGTCAACTAAACAACAAGAAGAACAATTCAGATTGGAGGAAGAAGCAAGGCTACAATCATTACCACAAGAACAATTAGACGCAATAGACAAACAGAGAGAAGCAAATGTCTTGTTGCTGAGATCGGTAAATGATTTGTGGATGTCAGCAAAAGACGGTGGATTAGTCAATGAAGCACAGGAAATGGTTCGCACGGGACTAATCACAGCAGATGAGATAAGAGAGTTCAAGAAGGAAAGAGGTCTTAGTGACATTGGTGAAAATGCACTAAGGCAATTGATAGAATTGAATAGACAGAGAGAAGAAAAAACACAAGAAGAAAAACCACCAACAGCGGTACAAACTAATAATATTGTCACCAACAACAATCAAAGAATATTTAGCGGTGATAGTGAAATTGCTAGTGACGCAAGAAACTCATTGTATTCAACACCAAATATTTCAATGGCATAAAAAACCCCCGGATTTCTCCGGGGGTTTCTCTCTCTAAAAGAGATCGTCTGTCAATCCTCACTCGCGAGTCGTTCAAAGTAGGACATGGCATCCTCCTCTTCAGACGGAGCCGAAATGGTCTCCTCCGACACGGAGACTGACTCCTCCGAAGGCTTTGACTCTAGCCTAGTGGTCTCGGCAGTGGTGGAAACTGCTGTGCTGCCAAGCACGATATCAAGACGCTGCTTGAGTTCGTCATATGACTTGTAGTTGCTGGGGTCAACGAACTCGTTCAATCCATACTCACTTTCCCAAACCTTCTTGAGACGATCATCGTCTCCGTCAAACAACTCCGAAGGGGAATCAAACTCGGACTTGTCATAGTTGAGATAGCCTGCAACCTTTCGAATACGGATTCTAAAGTTGGCACCCTTCCAGAAATCGAAGGGAACGATTGCATCCTCATCAGCAAACTCAGGCTTCATTGCATCCTGAATCTTCTGATAGATCTTGGTTCCATAGCGGAACAAGAAAACCTTACCATTGTTTTCCGGTGCTGCCGGATCGTCGATCACAAGAACATTGGACACATAGTTCTTCTTTCGCTTGAACTTCTGTGAAACCATATCCTTCTTGACCTGATCGCCACTGTTCCAGAGACGAGTGTTCATCTCCGAGACAGGATCTTTCTCGCCGAGTGTGGTACGCGAATTTTCAATGTACCATCCACCCGGTCCCTGAAAACCGTGTGAATAATACAGGACGAAAGGAACTTCCTCTCCCGGTGCTTCTGGAAGAAATCGAATGATTGCCTGTCCAGTTCCTGCATCATCCACGGCTGGTCGCCAGAAGCGATCATCCTTGTATGAATTCTTGGTTTCGTCCATCGAGGACAACTTCTCGATCAATGCGTCTGTGTTCTTACTCTTCTTTTTTAGTGCGTCAAATGACATTCTGTTTTACTCCTGTTTTAATGTTTTCAACTGTTTTACGATCAGTTGTATGGAAGAAGTATACACCCAAAAACATGGATGTCAACCCTCTTACCACAATTTTGGTGATCTGGGTAAAAGATTTATTTCCTCTCCCTCTGTTCTTATCTTTTCTTTTATTGGTTGGCTAAGATACTTCGCGGCAAGTTCTGGTTCTATGTCCAATTCCCTGCAACTCTCGATTACGGCTTCAATATAGCCATATTCGTTGATTCTAGCCTTATTCTCTACCATGCTGTTGAATTCTTTTTCTAACCTATCAAACATGATTTTCTCCATGACCAAATGCATAAATGAAATACATAGGTATGTAGTATACTACAATGAATGGAGAAATCAATGGCTAATGCAGCAACAGCAGAAGATCATATTACGTTAAACTTGGGCGAGGGTGGTGCAGTAATTGCCACCGATTATGTCTCAGATTCAAATTTTGGATATGGGGATGCAAACGGAAACGCTCATTTTCAAATTGTAAAACTAAGCACTGGCGGTGCTGGTGAATATGCACTATTGTCAACAGACTCACCTGCACCAGTTCAAATTTGGAAGGTGGGAAACAGTGATGTTTCAAGTGGATTCCTTGCGGTTCGCGGGAATACAGCAGGAACACAACCAGTTCCTGTTAGTCTCTCTGGAGCAACCCTAGAAATCAGCGACATTACAATCATAGGAGGCACTATTGATAGAGTTGTTGGTGCTTCATGTGATATCAGATCCGTTGCAGCAGGAGTAACTATAGGTGTCACTGGTGATGTTTCTGTTTCTGCTGGTGTTTCTGCCGATATTCGTTCTATGCCTCTTCCAACAGGAATGACGGCATATACCAAGACCATAAACGAAAGTAGTGTTCTCAGTTTCGCAGGATACACTCTTGAATCTGGTGTTAAGATTAAGAACTACTTCAGTGGATTAGAGGGACTGACTCCCGGTGAGGCTGGTCCCGGAGGTGGATTGCTTTGTATTGGTGCATCTGGCGCACACTTTACAGCCGGTTGCTCTTTGGGATATTTGCTCTCTCCCGGTGAAGAGGTTTTTCTTGAAATCAAGAACATCAACTCAATTCTTGCCACATCAGTTGATTATGATGGTGGAAACGATTATTGTCATGTTTCTATTCTAGGAACTTAATATGTCAAACAGACATAGGCTGACAGCAGGTAGGCATTTAAGTGCTGGTCAATTAGTAAGACTATCACAAAATATGTACATACCTTTGAATCCATGCTTGAATGGAAACTGCAATGAAAATGAATGCGAGTATGATGATCCTACTTGCTGTGAACCACTATCCGCACACTCAACAGAAACATATGGTGTAACACATTCTCCAAACGAGAGAAATTTCTATCAAGCAAGCGATCTATTTGCTCAGGAAAATGGTGGAATCAGTTTTTCTGGTATGCTTGGTTTTGGTGGTATCAATCTTCTAGTTCCAAGTCACACACAATTGTTCTCTGAGAACCGTTCTGCGTTCAATGATGCAACAAAGGACACACACTCAGCAACATACAACATATCATCCAACTTGGGATTTGCAAGATATAGATCAAACTATAAAGCAAATGATCCAATGAACTCTCTTTCATACTCCTCCTTGAAGAAAGTCATGCCTCTTACTCCAAGAATGTCTCTTGGTGAATCAAGCATTTCTATCAACTCCATATCAAGCAAACAGTCTTCAGGTGGAATTGATTTTCAGAAAGGTAAAGTTTCTGGTGAACCTGCAATTCAAAGCAACTTAACCAAAGTCTCTGACCCAAGAGAAGTGTCGAAATATACCAGCAAAAAAAGATCTGCACTTGATGATCAAAACATCAATCCAGATGGTTTGTCTGTCAATACTGGTTATGCTTTTGTCCCTTATAGCGACATAAAAACTCATGTGGTCACTAAAATTAAACCAAAAGGAAGATTCATAAGAACTCAATTTATGCCCAAAGGTGGGTATGAAGTTTCTGTCAATGTAGGTTCAGAAGTTCCTGTTGTAAACGAAAATAGCATCGTTGATGTTACTAGCATTCCTTATGACACAGGAAAAGTTTATTATCTCGATAAAGATAGTACAGAATCATCAGCAATAACAACTCTAACCACATCTAAAACCACTATTACTACAGACAATGATGGCAAAACAACAATAACTGTATTTGATACATCAGCATCTCAAGATACCACTAGTAGAACAACAGACTCGACTGAAACCATTTCCAGTAGTGGAAAGATCACAAGAGATACAAGTTATTTGGGAGATAGTAGTGTTGATTCTGGAACTCCTGCTCTTCCTCTTGATGGTAGTAGTGGTGATCCTACACTATGTGATGATATCTGTTCTGATTGTATTAGATTTTGTTCTGACCCCGGTGGCTATGGTGCAGGTTGTGTATGTCCTAATTGTGACTGTAATGACACAGAACCGTGTACTAGGTGCTTAGATTGTGCAGACGAAGTTCCTTGTTTTTGTGGTGATCAATCTTGTTCCACTGTATGCCCAGAAGAAAATTGTGATGTCTGTGAAACTTGCGGGGGAGAAGAATTTTGTCCCGGATTTGGTTCTGAGATTGATTGTCCAGAGTGCTTTGGTTACTACTGTTTTGGGCAAGATCCAAACAAAGAATGTTCGTTTGATCTAGGTTGTGGTTGTGGAAATGGTGAGCCTACAGATTGTGGACCTTGCCCATCAGTTTGTTTGGATGAGGAATGTCTAATTCCAGATTGTTTGGGTGAATGTGGTGGAGAAGGATGCGATGGCGAAATACTTTGTTGTCCAGACGATGGCAGTTCTTCTTGTGTTCCATGTGATCCATGTCCCGATTCAACAACACTTGAACTCAATGGTTCTGGTGATATCACAAGTGTCAAAGGAAACTTTGCAAACAGAGACTTGGTTCCAATTGGTTATTTCTCGCATGATCTCAATGTTGGTGGTGGAGAGATAGAAAGCACCGATGTAGTCCTATCTGCCAACTTGGTTCTTACTGTTCAGGAAGTATATGGAAGATTGCCCTTCGTTGGTGCAACTCCATATGCAAAACCACTAAAACTAGATGTCTATGAAGTTCTACAGGAAATAGATTCAAGCACCGTCTCTTGCTCTCAATACTCAGATGGAAAAGCATGGACAAGTGCTTCTGGAAGAAATGCAACAGACAGAGCAGCAGACCCTATTTCATCTGTAACCATAGGAACTTCAGTAAAACCCGGAGATAAAATCAACTTTGATCTCACCAGCCTTGCAAGAAAAGTTGTAACTGGTGGTGGAATCAATGGAAAGATGATTTTTATGATCGAGGCTAGTGAATGGTTTGCTGGATCAACAGGAGATACCGTTGCAACTGATGCTAGAGAGAAAGTTGCTATGCTTGTGTCTTTCCATCAAAGTGGAAAGCATCAGCCAAAAATAAACACCAACATCATGCGAAAGAATTCAGTAGCAACAAGCAGACTTGCTCCCGGTGTTGCTAGACGCCGACTGATTGGTGCTTGAAGTCAAGTATAGTTTTACGAAGAGCCGCAACATGGTTGACAGGATTATCCACGATCTCCTGTGTTGTTCCATCTTCACTGCTAATCAAAATGACAATCTGGTCAATGGTTTGACCTGTCATCTCTTTCCACATGATGGCATATGCAGTTGCTTGTTGAAAGTAGTTGTCGATATCAGACAACCGCTTCTCTCTTGTTGATCCCTTGAAGTCGATGATAGAGAGTTTACCATCATACTCTGCAACACAATCCACTCTTCCAGCCAACTCTAAGAGTTTACTGTATAGAGGAACTTCTTGTGCATATACGTTGTCGATCTTATTCAACATAGGAAGAGCCTGCTTGAATAGCAGTTCTTCTGTTCCTGATCCCTGTGGTTCTTCGTTGTTGAGATAATCCTCTATGATGGTATGGAACTTGTTTCCTCTAGAGGTTACTCTCTTTGATTCGGTTGGATTCTTTCTTCGCCACTCAGCAAAGAATGCTTTCTTTTTGAATCCAGTAACAGTTGTAACAGAGTAGTATTTCACGCCATCGGGAGACACATAGTATCTACTACCTTCGGTTGTGATGCATTTTAGGGGTTCGAACTTATGTTCGATTGTTACATGATTAAACGTCTTTCTGGTCACATTCATAGTCTAGTCTTTCTTTTGTGGTTGTCAAGTATTATTTTCTCCAAATATCTCTTATGCAACTATGCATATTTTTGTATTCAGACTGAGTATTTTTTTCTAGCATGATTGCTCGAATTGAATTACTTACATTCTTATATTCTTCATTGTTATTGGTGGAGCCTGTAGTTCCTGTGGTTCCTGTAGAGCCTGTAGTTCCTGTGGTTCCTGTAGAGCCTGTAGTTCCTGTGGTTCCTGTGGTTCCTGTAGAGCCTGTAGTTCCTGTAGTTCCTGTGGAGCCCTTGGTTTCATCATCTTTCTTATCGTCTTCTTTCTTCTTATCGTCTTCTTTCTTCTTATCGTCTTCTTTCTTCTTTAATTTTTCTCCTGCCTCTTTTGCCTTTTCGGTTTTTTTCGCTTTTTCTTTAGCAGCGTATTCTTTAAATTTCCTTATATTATCATCTAGCAACTTTAAGACATTATCAACTTTGCCATCCATACCGGGAAACGGTGCAGGATCTGCATTCATCATTTTTGATAGCAACGAACCAAGAGGACTATCTGGATCAATGATAGCAAATATTTTCTTGCTTCTTTCTTCCCAGCCTTTGCGCTGCTTTTCAAGTCTTTCTGCTTTTCTTTCAAACTTGTTCTTTTTGGGTTCAGTTGATGCTTTTACTTCAGTATCATCCCCCAACATATCTCTCAATTTTTGTTCTTGATCATCCCAAGCCTTGGCATTTGCAGATGCTTCTTTTGGATCTAATTCGATTGTACCAACATTCTTCTTATCGTCGTCGCCAGTGGCACCAGCATCATCCTTCTTATCGTCGTCGCCAGTGGCACCAGCATCATCCTTCTTATCATCCTCTGGTTTATCACCACCAGCAGTGCCTTCTCCATCGCCTTGATTTTTAGGATGATCATCGGGATCTTTGCTACCGGTTTCGGGTACATCTTTGCCTCGTTTTTTCAACTCGGCACCAGCAGCGGCAGCGTTAGGACCACCTCTTTGTACCCAAGACTTAAGAACGTCATCACTAGCCTTTTTGATGTCATCATCAGACATCTTGCTTTTAGTTGTTTTAGTATCTTGATATGGTCCCCGTTTTACACCGGGAACAGAACCTTCAGTCAGAAATGAACTAAAACTTTTCATTTGCGAAATTCCAATCAATTATCGCATCATCAGATCAAGAATATCTTCCATGTAAAAATCGAGTAGATACTCAGCAAGATTCATCTTCGCCGCTTTATCTAGTTTGATCACAGAACCAAATTCATCTTTGTATCTCTTCATACCATGATCCACTGCATAAATGAATGCCTTAATAGCAAGGTTTTGATCATAGTCGCCCCCGGCACTACTCATTTTTCTTGCTAGGTTCTTGACAATGGGTACGATTCTTTGTTTGTATGTCTGAGCATCGTTCGTGATAAACAACGCTAGTTCTCTTTCCGCAACTTGGTCGTCAGTCATGGATGATTCGCCCAATGCTTTTCTAGCGTTCTTTTCGCCGGTGTTGGCATACTTGTTGACAAAGGGAACTTCATCTGCAACAGGATTGCCCTTGTCAATGAGAACGGGAACTTCCATTGGACCCTCTTCTCCATCGGTGCGAACATATGCTCCTCTTGTTTCATCCCATGTATACTCATCAGTCAAACTGTTGGTGCTTTTGATGAAACCACCCATTTCCTCTAGTTTGGCTTCAATTTCTGCTCGCTTTCTCTTGTCTTTTGTAATACCAACCAAACGAACAGTAGAACCACTCAACTTGTCATATTCTTCTGCGCTCTTGTGGACATATGTAGCCCATCGACCAAAATCTATTGCCTTGCCTCCGTTGGGCAACTCAAATGTTACTTCACTGTCGTTCTTTCCTTCTTTTAGGACAGCCTTTTCTACAAATTTCATTGCTTCTTCCGGTGACTTAAATGATCCCAATGGTCCCTTTGAAGACATTCTAGGTCTGTTTCCTACGTTGTCTGCATCTGCAAATACAGTCCATGTTCCTAGACCATCGTTGTGTAGTAGGTAACTCTTGTATCCCGGCATACCGGAACCAGTTTCCAACTCAGTCTTCCATCCTGCAACTGGTTGTTCAGGATACTTGGGAAGACCTCTCATTACTACTCCAAACCACTTTGGAACTCCTGCTTGGAACTTCGTTCCTCTCTTGACCAAAACATTTTCGTCCAACTGATCCGATGGATACTTCCTTGGATTCTGCATTCTATTGAATCTTCTGAATGCTAGTTTCGCCATTGGATTCTTCTTGTCTCGCATCAACTTCTTGAGTTCATCTTTGCTCATCTTGTTCACGGCATCAACCATGTCTTTGTCTGACATTTGTTCTCCTAGTCTGGTGTGCTTGGGAAGAGGAGCGTTTCTATTTCCTGACATCGCTTTATTCAAACGGGTGAATGCCAACTTGGATATGAACTTGATCTTGGCATTGACAAGAACCTTGAGTTGTTCTTTGTTGAGAGAATCCAATAACTTGATTAATTTGTCATATGTTGGTTGGCTAGGATCAATCGTGTCGATTTTATCATATGCAGAACGAAGTTGTTTTACTAGTTTGTCCATGTTTCCCTCACTTAATTCGAATTCATCCTCTTGAACCGACTCGTTGACACTATACTTCGCAAGGAAGAAATATGTGCCTTGATTGCTCTTGTCTACAGCACCAACATAACGATCACCATCAAATGGGTGAATGTCTACAGTGTCACCCTTCTTGAGTTTTGTGACACCCTTGGCACCTTCTATATTTTTGTCTGTGTTGAGTTTTGCTGTTCTCCACTCGGAACTGTTTGGCTTTACGCTTAGAATTCCCTTTGCCTCGTCGAGTTTACCACCAGCATCTGTAAATGCAGCAATTGCCATGTCTCTTTTCTCCTCGTCTGATTTACCCTTGAACTGTGGAGCATCCGACTTCATAAAGTCCTTGATCCATGCACCTAGACCATCGGATGCCTTTAGTTTCTCATTGAGAGTTTCTTCCATCACATCATCGACATCCAAATACATATCGGAATTTGGATCATAGTATTTGCCTTCTTTTGGATCATAGTAGAATACCTTGCCAGTTTTTCTGCTTCGAAATGGACCCTCAAGACCCTTTCTCTTGGGATATCTGTCAGTGTCAATGGGAGAGACTCTACCCTTCTGCATCAATTTTTTATGAATCGCTTTTGCACTCTCCGAAATTTCAAATCCCTCTGTCAAACCAAGAACCTTGTTGATGTGATCAGCGACTTCTTCTGGTGTTCCCACAAAGACGTTTTCGGGGTTTTTGCCAAAGTCAAATGCGACCTTTATCTTACCGCCGGTGCTTCTGGTCATAAGCATGTGCTTGTGCTTGTTGGGATTCTTGTGTGGTTTGAGTGTGATACCATATCCTTTACTCGAACCAATTTCAGCATTTCTCTTCACACTATCGGCGGTCCACTCTTCAGTGAGTTCGGTGGACTCTGTGTAGAACTTCATGGATGATACC